CGTCTTTTACCTGTTTGAGTTTTTCATCACTCAAAACCATATCCGTTTTGAGAATCCCCCGGATTGTCACGCCGTTTTGTATAGCCGTTTTTATGCCCTCCGTCTGTGCGTGGGCTGTTTCCAGCGCGGGGAATAGCGCGGCGTTGTCGGTTCCTAAAAGCTCATTTTTTGCGAAATGCCGCCGTAAATGGATAACGTCCGAATAAGGAAGTATAACGCTTTCGCCGCCGCGAAAAAGAAAACTGCAATACAGCTTTTCCCCCGCCTGCAAAAACTCCACGCTAGACGGCGTTAGATTATACAGCGCGGTCACATTTTCGCTTTCGCCCTTATGAATCAGGATAAAAGCGTTGTTGTCGCAAAAATACGCCGTTGCCGCTTTGTATAACAGGTCGTAAGCGGTCATGTATGGGTTCGGCTCTGTCTGCAATATTCGGTCAAGCCGCTGTATTATGGGCGTTGTTCGTGGTTTTAGTTTCGCGGCGTGTTTCGATATAGCGTCAACCGCGCCGCGAAAAACCGCGTTTTCATATGCCGCGCCGGAAAAGGCCGAAAAGCCGGAACGCAATTCCACTATACCCGCCGTTTTCTGGAGTTTGGGCGCGGCGCGGGGTTTTAATAATCGTGTAATGAAGCTCAATAAATCACCGTCCCATAATAATACAGCAGCGTAATACTAAAAGCACTAATAACATTTTAGCGCGAATACAGTGTATATCTGGTACATTTGTACTTGCTCAACGTACCGATTATTACCGCGTCCGCACTTGTTTTGTCATTAGTGCTTTTAGTATTGGTATCGGGCTATATTCCTGCTGTCAATTCATAAGAATACCGCTGTTTATGCGGGTTTTCAGTTCAATATATGAGGCTGTATGCGATATTATGCCGCCTTTATATACCTGAAACGTACTGGAAACGTAATATTTTGAAAACCGCGTTATTTATCCTTTTGCAAAATTAGGTCTATCACGGATATTTTTCGAGTTCCTTTTCCTTGAATGATTGCAATTCCTTTTCCGGGATTGATACGACGATACACGCCTCACACATGCCGATTGAGTTTATTTCGATTTCATCCAATATACAGAAAAAATCCTTGTTATAAATACAGTAGTCAAACGCACATTTCATCTATGTTTTCACTCCTCGCTGGATTTCGTTCTATCATTTTATCACACAAAACTACAAATGCAATGGTACTTTTACAAATCCATTGAGTTAAAATCCATTTGTATTTCTTGTAGACTATTTGGCAGGGGTGATAATATTGATAATAGACTATACGGAAATAGGCCAAAGAATAGCCGCGCGGCGTAAAGAGCTTAATCTGACACAAGAAGCCCTGACCGATTCAACCGGAATCAGTACAAATCAGCTTTCCAATATAGAAAACAACCGTTCCGTTCCGACAGTTGAAACAATAATGAAACTGTCGGAAGTTCTGAAAGTCACTCCCGATTATTTTCTGCTTGGCATACTTAAAAGCGTGGACGGAGAGCCAATTCAAGCTATTGCTCAAAAATCGCTGTTGTGCAATGAAAAGCAACAAAAGCTCATTTATGAGTTCATATCCCTGCTAATAAGGGAAAACTATTAGACCGCTGATACATAAGAAGCGCCTCGCAAGCGTAATAAACCGTCTGCAAGGCGCTTTATATAATCATATTTGTATATCTTTCAAAACCGCCGGATGGACTTTGATATATTCGGCGGGCCTGCCTCCGGTCGATACTTTCTCAATCCTGATATAGCCGTGTTCCTCTAAAAATACAAGAATTTCGTCAAGGCGTTCCGTAACCCTAAACCGCGATTTCACGCCCTGCCACATCTTTTGCTTGCCTATTTGCGGCTGACCGTACCGTTTTATCCGCCGCAATAAATATACAGCGTCGTTGTTGCGCTGGTCGTCCCCGGCGAAAACCTTTTCCGCGTGTACGGCCAAACATTCCGCGACATTCGCGGCGTTCTGCATGGTTTCTAAACTAATCGGAATATCGGCGGGTTCCCTGTTTTCCTCGCAACATTGAAAAGCGTGGAATAGCCCCGCAATGCGGATTGACAGTCCAAACGCTTTCCCGTTCCATGACTTGGCGCGTTCTAATCCGTCATCTATGCGTTTTTCCGGCGTATAAAAATATTGTTCCGCGTAAGCGTCCGCTTCATCCGATAACATAATCTTTTGCGTTTCCTTCATTGCAACAGTCTTTTTCAGCGCGTAAAAAATTGACTTGTCATATTGTTTGCTAATCGGCGGCGCGTCTGATTTCGCTTTCCGCGTCCCCGCTCTGGCGGCGGGATACGCGAATACAATGCGCCCGGTCAGGCCCTTGCCGGTGTTTTCTTCGTCAAGTAGCACATTCTCAATAATGTACGGCTGTACGCATACGGCCAAAGATAACGCCGGGGAATGTAATATTTCAGGCTCGCGGCTCTTGCGGTGTACGCTTATATAATCACCGCTATGCCCTTTCAAGTATATCTCTATATCGTCCCCGCCTTGCCGGTATCGGCCTTTCATGTTACTGAATACGCCGCCCTCGCCGCTTGCGACAAACATTCTTTCACCGTTCTGTACTAAAAGTGTGATTAACGCCTCTGACGTTGTGTCATCCGCGATAATCGTCAACGGGAATATCGGCGTGAAATTGTCATAGGCTATTTGCGCCTCGGTCAATTCTTCCCGCCGCTGTTCCGTGCCGTCAAGGTTGCTTTCGGCGCGGTTTAACGCCGCTTTCAGGTTTTTACGCTTTGCCTCGTTTATTGATATTTCGTCTTTATGCTCGGCGTTGTAAGCGTTTTGGAATTTGTGAAACGGTGAGATTATATGCCGTATCACTTCACTTTTTCTTTCCGCCGGCGGGCTGATTGCAACGGCGTATATTGATAATTGCTCGATATTTTTATTGATAGACTGCACACAGTATTTTTTCTGGAATACCGCTCCTAACGCGCCCAAAACCAGCACACACGCCATTTCCGGCGCGGTCTGCGTGTATTCCGATATGCTTTGCGTAAAATCGGACAGTGTTTTCGGGAACGCCGAAAAGGGGAACGGCGGCGGGATTATAACGTCAATCGGCTGTATCTCTCCCCATTTCGCATACTCTTTCGGCGGGATGTACCCGGTATTTCCCGCTATTTTCTGCAAATACGCCTGTACAGCTTTATCCCACATGATTTGTAACTCTTGCGGCGGCAACGGCGGCGCGCATTTTTTTGACTGCTCCACGAATTCACGGCGGGATTTCGCGCAATCGCCGTATTTTTTCAACATGGTAAAAGCAAACGTTGACATAGTGCTGTTGCGCTTGCCCTGTGGGATTATCCCCGGCGCGGTCTGGATGGGCGCGGAGGGGTCCGGGTCCGGCTGTGGGGCTTGTTCATTTTGTGAGGTTGTTTCCGTTTGTGGGGTCTGTTGCGGTTGAGGGGTTGTATCAGTGTATGGGGTTTGTTCCGGTTGTTTCCCCGGCGGCATGGGCGCGGGGTCTGTCTGTTTTGGTTCTGCATTTGGTTTTCGCCTTGTCTTTTTCTCTGCCGTCGCCGGTTTCAAATCAAACGCCCTCGGCGGCGGAATCGGTATATCCGCAAGACTTTTAATGAATTCCGCCAAAGTTTTACCGCCCTCAAAATACAGTACATCCGCGTCCGGGTTGCCAAAGAAGAATCTCGCGGAATCGGCGGCGTATTTATCAAAATACGTGTATACTTCCTTTGTAACGTCTTTTAGCGCCGAATATTCCACGCTGTCCGTGATTGTATCAATCGGAAAGTATACGTGAAATTTCGGGCGCGGCGCTTTGCCGTTCTTTTCCCTCATATGATTGCGGCTCGTTACGGTGTAGTATTCCACGTCCGGGAAGTCCGCGCGTAACTTATTGTATGTTATCCAGTCCGCCGCTTTGTCTGTATCCGTATTGTCCACGTCGAACATAACACAGTTTGATTTTATGTAGTTCTCTGTTTTTCGCGTGTCCGCCTTGTAAGCCGCCGCCACATGGTCATATGCAACGGCGGCTTTCAGGTCGTTTGTATTGTTTATCGAAATGTGATTTTTGTAAACCGTATTCAGCGGTTCGCCGTATCTTTCGGAACAATACAAGTCAAATCCGCGCGTTGTGAGTTCCCCCTTAATTGCTACTATTGAATTCTATGCCTGTTATTTCTGTTTTGCCCTCGTTATGTCCTTTTATCTTATGGTTTACAATGTTGATTTTCCGAATGTACTTCAAAAGAAATTGCCGCTTTTGCAAGTCTGACAATTTATGCCAATCCGTGTTGAACGCCGCAATGATTTCTTCCTGCGTCATACTCTCCGCGTGGCTGTGTTCCGTCTCATCCGGTGTAAGGTTCTCGATTTCCACTATTACTCGTTCGCGCTCGCTGTCGAATTGCTTTTTTACGCCCCGGTATTCCACAAGGCTCGTTTTATCCTCTATATAGCTGTCTAAAATTTCCTTTTCTTTCGCGTCTAAAACGGTCAACCGGTTTTTCAATGCCTCAACACGTTCCGCCGCCGCTTTTTTCGCCGCCGCCGCTTTTTCCCTTCTGTCTGTTTCCAGCGCGGCGGTCATCAGACCGGCCATATACTCTACAACCGCCATTTCAACTTTTTTCGTCGATACCATTTTTGCGGCGCAAGCCTTAGATATACGATTATAGCAGATATAGCTATATTGCGGCTTATCATCCTCTTTCTTGCCCGGATGTGCATGTGACGCCATTTTCCGTCCGCATGTATCACAATATAGTACGCCGGAAAAATAATTTTGTTCTATCGGCTTTTTCGTAGGCGTAATTCGGCGGTTTTTTTCCATGAGAATTTGCGCCGTCTGAAATAATTCTTCGCTGATTATCGCCTCATGCCTGCCCTCGGCCTCAAAATACCGTTCCGGGTTTTCAAGGGAATACCGCACGTTTCCTATATAATTACAATTTGTCATTAGATTTATCAATACGCCTGTATTCCATTTGTTTCCTCGTTTGCTGGGAATATTTTCCTGGTTCAGAATTGCCGTGATTCCGCTAAGGGACATATTCTGATTTACATACATTTCGAATATGCGCCGCACAATAGCCGCCTCTGTTTCGTTTATCCGCTGTACCTTTTCGCCGAATTCCCTGTCATAGCCGTAACTCATTACCCGGCAAGCCGTGGTATATCCTTCCTTCGCCTTGCGTTCTTTTCCCATGCGTACCCGCTCGCCTATGTTCTCGCGCTCGAATTCCGCGAATATGCCGATAATCTTCACGAACATGCGCCCGGAAGCCGTTGACGTGTCAATGCTCTCGCATAGCGAATTGAACGCGCAACCGTAAGTTTTGAATAGCTCAATGAGGTAAACCAAATCCGCAACGCTCCGGGTGAGGCGGTCAAGTTTGAAAACAAGTACGTTTTTAACGTGGCCCGCTTTAATATCCTCAATCAAGCGGTTAATTGCGGGTCTGGCGGTCATGTTCTTGCCGCTGATACCTTCGTCAAGGTAAACATCATAGATAGACCAACTCTTTGCGCTGACGTACTGCTTTAATTTTTCAACCTGAGCGCGGATGGAAAAACCTTCCATTGCCTGTTCCTCTGTAGAAACACGTCCATAGATACCTGTTTCCATAAAAAAATCCTCCTGTCAATGTGTATTGACGGAGAATCTCTTTTATTCTTTGGAATTCGCTTCATTTCCACAATTTGGCTTATTTTGTGACCAAGCCGTCATGGGTTTTTTGCAGTCTCCAGGATTCCAAATCCGCCTAATTGTAAATCGAGACGCTTTACAATATGATGTATATGCGGCGGCTATACCCTGTTATGCAAGCGAAAACGAAGTTTTTTTGTGTCCGCAAACCCAGTCATATCAAGGCTTTGCGGACTTCATGTGTTTATTTTCACGTTCAGCTATCTCACCGTGACAAAAAGCACATGAAAATTATCCAAAGAATGGAAGGTCTGTCCCCGTCTATGCCTGTATTATAGCGGAAAACGCACCGAAAAGCAAAGGTAATCAATGACTTTTATCACATGCTCTGTACCTTGAATGTATTGGATTGCACCGTCTTTGTGTTCAATTTGAGACGAATGTTGAAATTTTATATTTTTCAGATTTTCTTAAAAATCCAGTTAAAAATCTTAAAAATCCTTCGTTCATATGTTGCGAAACCGGACATACTATGATAAGATGGAGGTGGTTTTTATGCGTGACTATAAAGAGAAGGTGAAGCCTGTGAAAGTTTTTATAAGTTGGTCAGGTGAGCGAAGCAACAAAATAGCAGAGGTTTTGAAGAAATGGATTAAGCGCGTTGTTCAATCCGTGGAACCTTTTGTTTCGTCGCAAGACATAGAAAAAGGTGCCCGTTGGAGTTCCGATATTGCAAAAGAGTTACAAGACAGTAATTTTGGCATTCTTTGCATTACAAAGGATAACTTTCAAGAGCCTTGGCTGTTATTTGAAGCGGGAGCCCTGTCCAAAACGATGGAAAAGTCACTAGTTGTCCCCCTATTGTTTGGCATTGAACCGTCGGATTTGTCGGGTAGCCCACTTTTGCAGTTTCAAGCTACTTTGTCCTCAAAAGCAGAAATAAAGAAACTTGTTGATACGATAAATGCAAAAAGTGAAAATCGTCTTGACACGCACGAATTAGACGATATTTTTGAACAATGGTATCCTAAACTTGAGGAATGGTTAAATGAAATTCCTGATGTCGTTCCAAAGAAAGAGGACGCAGAGGACAAAGAAACTTTGGGTAAATCATCAATAGTTCTGGAAGAAATTCTTTCACTATCTCGTGATAATCAAAGACTGTTGAGAAACCCCGAAAACAATATGTTAAAGGAAATTTACGAAGGGATTGACCGTATCGCTTCGATAACCGAAAGAAATGATGAATATACGCGCCGTAGAAGAAAATTCCACCCTATGATGATTGAGGAATTAGTTCACGTAGGGCGAAAGGTTATGAGCAGGAACTACGCCTTTTTAGTTGCTATTTCATTTTTTAGAGAAGATTACCCCTGGGTTTATGAATTAGGCAGGGACTTATTCGACACGTTAAAATCAAACAAATCCCAAAAGCAAAAAGAAAGTGCAATTAGTGACTTCAAAGAAATGTTGGACTTTTCTTTCCATTCTTTTCGTATGGACAAGAAAATGGGTAGTAAAGAAGATATGATGTTCGCACATGAAGCATCTATGATGTTAATGCACTTTGTCGATGAATTATTGGCTAACAGTGAAATTGTAGAGTAATTGCCGTGGCTACATTCTCCACGCCAACAAATCCCCCGCCCCCGGCTGACTTAAAAGCCGGGCGGCGTAAACCTTCAAATCCTCTTTATACCCCTCGAACGTATCAACCCGCGTCACGTTATAGAAAACACCTTTATACCCGATAAAGCAATCCGCCGTCAAATCCTCGCGCCAGTTCACAACAAAAAGCATTTCCTCGCTATTCTGTACAGCTTTCGCGGCGTAAAACTCGCTGGCTGACAACTGCCGCACATAAGCCCATAGCCGCCCGGCGTGAATCGGTATGTACTTCGCTGTAGAAAACCCTTCTTTATCTTTTGTACGTTCAGCGCGGT